CGATGCTGGCGGGTCTGGCTCAGGAAAAGCCTACGTCTATAACTTAGACACTAATTCACTGTTGTATACTTTGGACAATCCTAATGCTTTTGGCACCAGCAATTTTGATTGTTTTGGGTATGCTGTGGCTATAGCATCTTCTTATTTCATAGTAGGCGCCCCGGGTGAAACGAAAATTGATGAAAACGATCCTAATTATAACTGGACTGGCAAAGCCTATATCTTTAATGCAACCACCGGTGCTCTGCTATATACCCTGGATAACCCCAGTCCTGGTAGGATCGCCGGAGCAACAGAAGGTGAGGGGTTTGGTAGTGCTGTAGCTATAACAAACACGCGGGCAATAGTTGGTGCTTTTACCGGTGGAAGTGATGCTGGAGGTAGGGCCTACATCTACAATACCGCTACTGGAGCTCTGCTATACACCTTGGTTAATCCCAACTCTTTTGGTACTGCTAGTAGTGATTTTTTTGGTTTCAGCGTAGCTATATCAGATTCGTATGCTATAGTAGGTGCGTTTGGGGAAGATACCTCAGCTACTAACATTGAATCAGGCCGGGCTTATATCTATAGTACAACTACCGGTGCTCTATTATATAATTTAAACAATCCTAATCCGGTCAGCACAACCCGAGCTGATCGTTTTGGATATTCAGTAGCCATATCCGATTCGTATGCCGTGGTGGGCGCCAACGGTGAACGGACTGCCAGTCCGTCCTGGTCGGCCTCGGGGATAGTATATATCTATAGTACAACTACTGGTGCCCTACTACGTACGATAAACAATCCTAATCCCGTTGGGACATCTCTCAATGATAGATTTGGCAGTTCAGTGGCCATATCAGGCTCGCGTTTAATTGTTGGCGCGGCGGTCAATGACGATGTTAGCAACGGCCCGTACGGCCCGTNTATNACAGGAGCAGAAGATACAGATCCACTGGGCGGCGGTGGCGATCAATCGGGAAAAGCCTACATATTTGATATTGCAACAGGCTCACTGTTGTATACTCTAGATAATCCTAATGCTTTTGGAACTGTTAACGACGACTATTTTGGCCAATCAGTGGCTATATCGGGTTCGTATGCTGTTGTAGGGACTTCCAACGAAGATGATGCAGGCGGCGATCAATCGGGAAAAGTCTATATTTTTAGTGAACCTCTTGATACAAGAACAATAACACTCACTGGCAATATTGGACAAACTGGTAATACATATATTACTGGTCTATTTGATAATAACAACATTTCTGTGACCGGAGTTGGGTCGTATCTACAAGTTCCTAACATTAATATCTTAGATAATGTTATTAGTACAACAACTGGTGATTTAGATCTAACATTTACTGCTAACGGAACTGGCGGTGTTGTATTTGACAATAAATTAAAAATTGTTGATAATGTTATTAGTAATGTATGGCCTAGCGCAAGTACCGATACACAAAAGAGTATTCTATTCACTCCAGACGGTACTGGTAGTTTAGTAATTGATGCATCATCTGCATTAACTGTGCCTTACAGCAACAATGCAACAAGAGTACTAGGTGTTAATGGTGAAATTAGACAAAATAGTTTAGATGGAGAGTACGAAGGATATAGTAACACGGGCAACGAAAGTCTTACCCAGTTCCACAGCGCAGATAAAAAGACATTTATTACTCCAGAATTAGCACTAGGTACAAACGACAACATTATAAGAATGTATGTAAACAATACTATTAAAGCAACTATTGATGTTGATAAGATGGCATCTAATGTACTTCAAGTTGGTAATTTTGTGTTGTCAGGTAGCACAATTAACAATCCAGTCACAGGTTCAGATACCGTAATACAGCCATCCGGTACTGGATCAATTGACGCTAACGGGTTGTTGTTTAAAGATAACAGTATTACAAACACGTTAAGTACTCCACTAGTGTTAGCAAGTACTGGCATAGGCTATGTTAAATTTACTGGTACTGGAGCAGTGGTATTTCCGTATGGTAATACTGCTGATCGTAGACTAACTCCTGAACTTGGCGAAATTAGATATAACTATCAACTAAATTATATGGAAGTATTCAACGGTACTGATTGGATTCCTGCAACGGGAACCAGTGGTGCCGCACCCCTTAATTCTGTGCTCGACATCATGGACTTATGGGGCCTTGTCCTCGGCTAAAAAGCCCAATCCGATAAATACTATTACTGTAAAGACCTGACCAAGGGCTTTACGATATTAACCTGCGGTAAACCAGCATAGAGCGCAAGCTGAAAATTTGGTTAACGGTGAAACACCGGGTCAAACGGAGAGCATATGGCTGTTGGTCGAATTACGGGCCCGCTCTTAAAGCAGAATCTACTTCGTGACGGAGTAAATTTAGCCTTTGAGACGGACTTACTCTATATAGATGTTATTAATGGCCGCATTGGTATAAAGACCAGTTCACCTCAGTTTGACCTAGATGTAAACGGCACGACCCGAACAACAATTTTAGAAGTAAACACACAAGCAACCATTGGCGTTGCCCCAGGTAGTGTTTTCACTCTTAGCGGCAACACAATTGCCAACTCTAATACTACCCTTTACTTACAACCATCTGGCACAGGTGCAGTAGTTTATCAAGGTAAGTTATTAGTTAACAATAATTTACAACTTACTAATAATGCAATTTCAACAACAGTTACCGATGCTGCCTTAAACATTAACACGTTGGGCACTGGTGTTGTAAACATTAACAGCGACATGCTGGTTAATGGTAACTTACACGCAACTGGAAATATTACTGCTGACGGTGATATACAAATTGGTAGCAGTGATCAATCCGGCGCTAACGAAGATACGGTAACATTCTACGCTGAAATCGCCAGCGATATTATTCCGGATCAAACAGACTTTTACGATCTAGGTAGTGATCCATTAACAGGCGGCAAAGCCTGGGGTAATGCGTATCTACAAAACGTTTATACTGATAATTTAATAGCCAATAGCCTAGTAGTTAATGGAATTGATTTAACACTGCCTCAAGGTAATATTGTCTACGTAGCAGTTAACGGCCTAGATACCAATGCAGGTCTACACGAAAACGACCCCGTTTTAACTATTAAACATGCGTTGACTTTGGCCGCTCCCGGAACTACTGTTTATGTATATCCAGGCACATACGAAGAAATATTTCCACTAACTATTCCGGCAGGTGTAGCTATTCGTGGCGCAGGCCTGCGCAGTGTTAAAATTGTACCAACAACTGCAACACGATATAATGACGCAATTTTATTAAATGGCGAAACAACTGTTGAAGATTTAACAATTGCTGACTTTTTTAGTGGCGGTAATTACTTTACTGTAGTATCTGCTAGTTCAGGATCTACAACGGTTAATGTTGGAACTGCACCATTTGCGCACACTTATGTAAGTGGCGGAACTATCAATATCAGCGGTACTGATTATAATATCACAAATGCAGTCTATACATATACAACAGGCGTATTAGTACTAACACACACCGGCGGAACTGCTAGCGGTACTGTTTTCTTGTCTGCATTAACTTTTGACTGCGACGGGGATACTCGTGTATTTCCAGATAACGGTTATGCTTTTAGATTTGCAAATGATTTTACAGTAACAACACGTAGCCCGTACATAAGAAATCTAACAGTTATAACAGCAGGAAGTGTTACTAGCCCAAGCGATCCAAGAGGATTTAATTCAGGCGATGCTGGTAAAGGCATTTATGCAGACGGTGCTTATGCACTATCAACCTCTAATAAAGCATCAATGTTGTTTCATACTGTTACGTTATTCACCCCGGGCGTTGATGCAGTTACACTTACTAACGGTGTACGAATTGAATGGCTTAACTCATTTGCATACTTTGCCAGCAGAGGCATGTATGCGTTTTCTAGTGTGTACGGTTTTGCACGTCAAGGTGCAACCAGATTACGTATCGATACTCGAGTGGGTACATGGGCTGTTGGCAATACAGTAACATATTACGGCACTAACGGGTCTACTGTTTTAGCGTCAGGCGTTATTGAAAGCATTGACGGTAACTTTGTTAACTTAACAGGCCGCAATTTAGGATTTGAAACAATTACAGACCGCGCAGGAAAAACAGTATACGCTCAAGGCAACGCTAAACTTTCCACAGCANNNAANAAATTTGGCACAGCAAGTTTAGCATTAGACGGTACTGGCGATTATCTAAGCATCTCAACACAACCAGACTTTGCCTTTCCGTCAACAGCAAGACTAGCTAAAACAATTACTGTCAACGGCACTGCCGCAATAAGTGCCACACAAAGTAAGTTTGGCGGTAGCAGTATTGAGTTTTCCGGAGCAAACGGCACCTATCTTGGCCTTGCTTCAAATACAGATTTTGGATTTGGCACAGGCGACTTTACCATTGAAGGCTGGTTCTATAAAACAACAACAACTACAAAATTTTTGTTTGACACAAGAACATCACTAACTGAAAACTCAATCGCTGTTCAGTCTAGCAGTTCAAACACTTTAAGATTATATGTAAATGGCGCATTTTTATTAACAACCGGCACTGCTCATACCAGCAATGCGTGGAATCATCTTGCTATCTCTCGTGCCAGCGGCGTAACAAGATTCTTTATTAATGGTGTGGTTACTGGCAGTGTTTCCGATACAACTAACTATGGATCTACAAAGCCCTTAGTAGTTGGTGCATTATACAACGGAACAACAGCATTTGCTGGCTATATTGATGATTTTAGAGTAAGCAATACTGCAAGATATACCACAACATTTACTCCTACTACTACAGCATTTGTTGATGATGTTAATACCAAATTATTAGTCAACGGAAATTCGTCAATTGCTGACAATGTTGGCGGAACAGCAACTGACTTTACGCTTGAAGCATGGATTTACCCTACAGCTGGCAGCACCTATCACTCAATATTTGATTTTAGATCAGTCTCTACTGAGGAAGCAATATACTTAGGTATCAACCTCAGTGATCAAATTTACCTGTATGTAAACGGTGTTGTACCTATTACCACAGCCGCCGTATCTATATCCACTTGGACACACGTTGCCGTGGTTAGGTATAACTCTATAACAAAAATTTACGTAAATGGCACACAGTCGGGTTCGTCTTGGACAGACATAACCAACTATGGCACAACCAAACCACTACGCATAGGCGCCAATTTTAATGGTAACTATGGATTCACTGGCTACATTGATGACGTAAGAATTACAAAAGGTGTTGCTCGTTACACAACAACATTTACTCCTTCAACAACTGCGCTGACCGGCGATTTGAATACTGTACTGTTATTGCATTTTAACGGTACTAATAATTCAACAACTTTCTTAGATGACGGTATTACATTCCAAGACGTAAGAACAAGCGCAGGCGGAACAGCAACATTAATTAACTTTGCTGACTATGCAGACTTTGGTGCTGAAATTCGTGCAATTGGTTCAGCTATTGTGTACGGAACATATGGCGCTTACGGTGACGGTGTTGGTGTTACTGCTTACTTAATTTCTCAAAACTTTGCTTATGTTGGCGCAGGAAAACTAGTAACAAATGATCCTAACGATAGAATTGCAGCCAATGAAGTAACTGAATTAAACGGCGCTAAGATTTATTATACCAGCGTAGACAACGAAGGTAACTTTAGCGTTGGCGATAGTTTTTATGTTAATCAAAAAACTGGCGAAGTACTGTTTAATAACCAAGCGTTAACTATTACAACTGCTACTGGTGTGGTGTTTACTGACGGTGTACACACAACAACAATTACCTCTACTGATATCACAACTGGTAATATCATAATTTATGATAATAATATTGACAGCTTAACTGGCAACATCAATGTTTCTTCTGCAAGCGGCGTAATTAATTTACAAAACACAACCAATGTTACTGGCGACTTAACAGTTACCGGTGATGTAAACATTGGCGGCAACATCACTATTGGTGATGCTAGCACTGACGCTATTAATTTTGTTGGTAGTATTAACAGCGATTTAATTCCAGCAACAACTGCATTTTATAATATTGGTACAGACTTACTACGTTGGAAAACTGCGTTCTTAAACCGTGTTGAGATCGATGACCTAGTCATTGATAACAATACTATTAGCACAACCAACGGCGATGATGACTTAACATTGATAGCCAACGGTACTGGCCGCATTTATGTACCAAGCAGTGATGTACAGATTAATCAAAACTTAACTGTTACACAAGACTTTACAGTTAGTACCGGTACTAGTTACTTAAAGAACGTTACGGTTGTTGGTGACATTACACAAACCGGTGATATTAATCAAACTGGTAATTTTGTCACTAGTGGAAATACACAAGTTACGGGTAATATTACTGGCACAGGTTACGTACAACTACCAGAAATTAGAATTTCTGGAAATACAATTAGTACAACAACAACCAACAGAGATCTACAACTTACACCAGACGGTGTAGGAGATGTAGTATTTGAAGGTATCAAGGTCAACGATAACAATATTAGAAGCACAGCTACTAATAGTGATATTACACTAGTTCCTCAAGGTACCGGCCAGGTAATTGTTAATAGCAACCAAAGCGTAAAAATTCCAGTAGGCGATAATTCGCAACGTCCTGCCACAGCAACAAACGGTATGATGCGTTATAATACTCAACTTAATCGCTATGAAGGTTATAGTAACGGTTACTGGACCAAGTTAGGCGGTATTCAAGACGTTGACGGCAATACATACATCCTTGCTGAAGCAACTCCCGGTGCAAACGATAATGTATTGTATTTTTACGCTGATAACACACTAACTGCAACTATTGACAGCACAAAATTATTTACAACACGTTTTCAAACAGCCAATTTAGATTTACAAAGCAATACAATTTCACCAATCACAATTGACAGCAATTTAAATTTAACAACTACTGGCACAGGTGGAGTAAGATTAGGTAATCTTAAGATTTTTAACAATACCATTACAAACATTGTAGCAGGTGCAGTAACTGAATTTNCAGAAACAGGNGCAGGATACGTTAAAATTTCAGGNGTTAACGGGGTAGTTATCCCAAGCGGTGACACACTAAATGATCGCCCACTAGTACCAGAAGTAGGCATGATGAGATTTAACACTGACGGAAATTTAGTTGAGGTATATAACGGTGTAACATGGACCAGCGTGGCTGGTAGTAGCGGTGGTGTTACTACAGCAGAAGCAAATGAAATAGGTATAACTTCCGCATTAATATTTGGATAAAAAATTATGGCATCATTCTTTAGAACAAAAGTAGCAAAAGACATTGGAACAACTCCTGTAGATGTATTAGAAACTACAGTGGCCAACCGATTTACATTGATTGGATGTAACCTTGCAAATACAACCGACGAAGTTGTTATTGTTGATGTTACCATTACAGACGCACTAGCAGTCACAGGCTACTATATCAAAGGATTAACTATTGATCCGTACTCTAGTGCAAAGATAGTGACAAATGGCGAGAAAATTATTCTTGCAGAAAGTACAACTATGACAATCGTAAGCGACACTGACAACAGCATTGATTTAGTTGCAAGTTACGCTGAAATTGTATAAGGAGAAACAATATGGCAACTAATTATCAATTTGGTAACGGTGAAGGTAACCTAGGAAGTACTCCTAAATATTTTTATGCACTGCGTAGAACAGATGACGGCGAAGTGTATTTTGCACGAGTTAACCAACTAAGTAGAGATGACAGCATTCAAATTAACAATGACGGAACGGCTGACGGCAACTATCCTGATTTTGAAGTAGGTGTTGATTTCTTTGAAGGGCGCGATGTTACACACGAGCTAGCATTTGAAAATTTAAACTACGAACAAATGCGCTGGGATGATAGAAATTTATATTACTATATCGACGCTGACGGGCAGTTATGTGTTAAAATCGATACAAAATACCAGTATCCAAGCGGCATATAAATATAGCAGTTAACAAATTATTGAGGTAGAAAATGGCAGATTTTAAGATAAACAGAATTAGATTTACATGGAAATCAGACTGGGCAACAGCAACAGCGTACACCAAGGACGATATAGTCCGCTACGGTGGTAAATCTTACGTTTGTTTAGTTGGACATACTGCATCAGCAAACTTCAATACAGATCTAAACTATATCAACACAGCGACCCAACCAGATCAAGCTGAACCAAAATGGACATTATGGTTTGATGGTTATGAGTGGAAAAATAACTGGGCTGTCAGCACATTTTACAAGATTGGCGACTATGTCAAATACGGTAGCATAATTTATATTTGTGTGACCGGTCATACAAGTGCCGCAAGTGTAGCATTAGGACTAGAAGCAAATCAATCAGCATGGACAAGATACGCAGTAACAGACGAGTGGAAATCAATCTGGGCTCCAAGCACACGTTATAAATTAAATGACTTTGTTCGATATGGCGGAACACTGTATCGTTGTAATTTAGGACATACAAGTGCTATCACTTCAGTACTTGGTTTAGAAGCCGATTTATCTAAATGGGACGTCATCACATACGCATATGATTGGCAAACTGATTGGAAAACCAGTACACGATACAAATTAGGTGACGTTGTTCGTAACAACGGAATTATTTACAAGTGTGTAACAGGTCATACAAGCGCCGCTGGTACAAGCATAATTATTTCCGGTTCATCAGGTACAACTATTACAGCAAGTGCAACGTTACCGGCAGGTGTAACTATTGGTACTCCTATTACCTTTTCAACTTCGTTTGGTAATATTGACACTCCGGGTAACGGTATTGTAGCAGGCCCTGTTTATTATATTTTAACAACAACAGCCGGTTCAGGCGCAACATTCACAGTAAGTTCTACGCCTGGCGGCGGCACAATACAAGTTGGAACATCTTCATTGTTAGCAATTAGCGCAGTTGTAGGAACAACAGCCGGCATTACTCCAGATATCAGTAAATGGACAACAGTACATAACGGTATTGATTATAGATTTACTTGGAAAATTAATTCACGATACGAGTTAAATGACATTGTAAAGTACGGTGCTGATTTATATATTTGCACAACTGCACATACTTCTAGTGCTTCTAGCAATGAATTTAACGCTAGTAATTTTGCAATCTGGGTTCCGGGATTACAATATGCGGACGTGTGGGACGATACAATTTATTACGTTAAAGGTGACATTGTTACCTACGGTGGATACCAATACACTAGCAACACATCGCTCAATGTAAACAATACTCCGTCTACTGATTTGACCAACTGGACATTGTTAGTTAAAAATTACAATATTAGAAACGAGTGGAATATATTAACTGAGTATAAAACAGGTGACCTAATAAGACGTAACGGTTATCTATACGTTGCTACTTTAGACAACATATCCGCAGAACCAACAGACTCTGCTAATACACTATCATGGAAATTAGTAAATCCCGGTATACAATGGAAAGGTCCGTGGGCAAAAGAAAGAGAATATACTATAGGCGACGTAGTTACTTTTTATTCAACTGCATATATTTGTAAAACTCAACATACATCATTGCTAACATACTCTCCACTAGCTGATATACAAACCAATGAAGATAACTGGATCATTTATATTCGCGGCGAACAGTATCAAACACTGCAATACCAGGGCGATATTCAAACTTATAATAATGAACAATGGGCTAGTACACCGCTGGGCCAGGATGGTAATTTATTAAAGGTGCAATTAAAACAACAATTAGTCGGAGCAACATTCGTTGATCCTCGACTACCAATACCTGCATGGGACAATTGGGGTATTGTTGGAAAAGTTTATTATGTAGCACCAACCGGCCAAGATATTGGCAACGGCGTACTACAAGGAACCTACGGAACTACTATTTCTACGCCTTGGAAAACTATTAGATATGCCTGCCAGCAAATTATGATTTCAGGCGGCCCGGCAACCATTAATATCAAAACAGGATCATACGGCGAAATATTACCCATTAGTATTCCAGCAGGTGTTGCGCTATGCGGCGATGAGTTACGAGGCACTGTTGTTTTTCCAGCAAAAACAATTGATTGTATTGCAACTGCCTCAGAGTCAGTTACTGACACTATCACAGTAAACACTACATTTGGCATGTCTGCTAACGACCCAGTTCAATTTGTTGCTCCAGTTCTTATCACATCATGCAATCAAACAACTGCTCTCAATAATACAATTTACTTGGCCGCAGTATTTGGTGCCTACGTGAATATGCCAATTGTATTCAATGGTGCAACGTTTGGCGGGTTAGTTAACAATCAAGTGTATTATATCCAAACATTCGACAGTGCAACCAGTACTGTCAGAGTAAGTGATACCTTCGGCGGAGATATTATAACATTGACTGATGGTCAGGGCGCTCTTACTGCCACCGCTGGTGGTTTTGCTGGGTTGACTATTGGCCAACAATATTATGTTATTGGCTCATCAATAACTGCAACAACCTTACAAATTTCTAATCAGCCAGGCGGCACAACCCCGGTAAGTTTATCAGATTCAGTCAATCAATATTGTCATATCTACGGTGGAGATGCAATTAAGGACATGTTTTACGTGAGAAATGCATGTGGCATTCGTAACATGACACTAAAAGGATTGTTAGGTGGTCTCGGTTCTGCAAATCAATACGGAACTCAGCGTCCTACATCAGGTGCATACACCAGCTTAGATCCAGGTACTGGCCCTAGTGATACGAACGTATGGATCACAAGTAAATCTCCGTACACTCAAAACGTAACATTATTTGGTCAAGGCTGTACTGGCTTAAAAATTGACGGCAGTTTACACAACGGAGGCAACAGATCTATAGTTGCTAACGATTACACTACATTAATCAGTGACGGTATTGGCGTATGGTGTACTGGCAGTTCTGCACTAACTGAATTAGTATCAGTGTTCGCATACTATAGTCATTGCGGCTATATTGCGGAGGCCGGCGGTCGAATTCGTGCAACCAACGGTAACACTTCTTATGGTACATACGGTACTGTTGCTGAAGGATTTGACATTACTGAAAGTCCCTTAATTGGAACGATAAACAATAGAAACCAACACGCACAAATCGAAGCGGCATTTATTGGTGAAGCTACTAATAAAATTCTTCGATTAGAATATAGCAATGCCGGACAAAACTATTCCGGCGCAACTTTTGCATTTGGCGGAGCTGGCCAAGGTGCAATGGCTGTTGCTGACGAATTTAGAGATAACGGAATCTTTGAATTTAGGATTACTGGTACAGATTTTGGGGCAGGTGGATTAGGATATCTAAGCGCAGGTAACCAAGCACAAGCAGGCGACACACAATCGATTACTATTGCCTCAAACGATCAAAACACATTTGCAAACTACTCCGGCATGCGAGTCGTAGTAACTTCAGGAACAGGAGTTGGACAATACGGTCAAATTGGATATTTTAATGTTGTTAGTAAACTAATTACAATTGTAAACGAAAGTATCCCCAGCCAGACATCTACACAAACAAGTTCCGCTGGCAATGTGATTACTGTTGGCAGTACTGCTGGATTTCCTCCGGGCACTGCAATTGTAATAGTTCCTAACAAACAAACCACAACTGCATTTAGCTCTAGTAGAACAATTGCAACAATGACTCAAGCGTACATTGTTGGTAATACGTTGTTTGTAAAACAAATGGGTGCAGGAAATATCGCAGTTGGCATGGTGCTTACTGGCTCTACCATAATAGCAGGAACTTACATTACTGCTAACAACTCAGGAACTGGCACGGGCAGTACGTGGAACATTAGTACAATTCAAACCGTGGGTAGTTTTGCAGTACCGGTTCTTTTAACTGGTACAAATAATTTAATCACATTGGCCAGCACAAACGGAATGGTCACTGGTGAACAGATTGTGTTTACTGGTACTACCTTTGGCGGTCTAGTATCAGGCACAAAATATTATATCGTTAATATTCTTGAAAATCGAATTGCAATTAGTGAAACATATGGCGGCTCTGTAAAAACAATATCAAACGGTAGCGGTCAAATGGTAGCTGTGGCTGGCGGAATGTTAGGCGGACTAATAGAGGGACAAACTTATTACGTAATTGCAACTGGATATACAGGTACAAATTTCTCGGTGAGCTTAACGTTAGGCGGAACAGTTGAGCCGGTACAAACACAGACATTTGGTTCAAAGATGGATGTACTTACTGTAGGATGGGAAAATGTTATTGCAGGAACCCCAGCCGCACCAATACTAGACTCAACTAGTGTGTATTCTATTGAACCAGCCATTAAAGTGTCAGCACCTGATTATTCTCAAACAGCATCATCATTTCCTTCCAATACAACATGGGTATCTGCCGCATTTGGTAATGGAATTTGGATCGCTATTGCCTCATCCGGATCAACTGCTAAATCAGTAGACGGCACTATCTGGACATCGGGGCTACACTTGCCAGCCCCTGATATTGTTTGGAGAGATATTACGTTTGGTAACGGATTCTTTGTTGCTGTAGCAACCGGTAGTGCCGATGCGGCATATTCTACAGACGGCGCGGCTTGGAGTACAGGAACAACTGTTAGTGGTGCAGGTGGTTGTCAAGCAGTTGCATACGGCAACAGCAGATACATTGCAATACCAACAGACTCGGGAAGCGTTGCTTCTAGAAGCCAATTTGGGGATTTTTGGAACTCAATTAGCTTACCTGGAACTGCTGAATGGAAAGATATTGCATACAGCAATATCGGCACTTGGGTAGCGATTGCGGGCAACGGTAGTAACTTAGTAGGTTATTCGTTAAACGATGGAGATACTTGGTCTTCATCAACATTACCAGCTACTGCTAACTGGATTTCAGTAACGTGGGGTAATAGTAGATTTGTAGCCATTGCAACCGGCGGGTCGGCCGCGGCAATATCATTTGATGGAGTTACTTGGATTGCTAGTACGTTACCAGTATCATCAGCCTGGACTAAAATAGCATATGGTCAAGGAGTATTTCTAGTAGTAGCAACATCAACAAGTACTGCAATATCAAGTCAAGACGGGGTAGTATGGACTACTAGAACATTACCGTCAAATTCTTCATGGAATACTCCAGTGTTTGGAAATCCTATAAATCTAGCAACAGGATTACCTACACCTACTTGGATAGTAGTTACAGGAACAGCAACAACTGCGGTATTAAAACTTGGAGCAAAAGCATTTGCAAGGGCAACTGTAGCCAACCAAAAAATTAGTTTAGTCAAAATACTAGAACCTGGTAGTAGTTATAATGCAACACCAGTAATAACAGTTGGTGATCCTAATCCAACTAGTGTAGTGCAATTTGTTCCTAGAATTGCAACTGGAGTATTAGGCAATCCAACGTTTGCCAACAGAGGTACTGGTTATAGAACATCTACTACAGTAGTAACTGTAGCAACTGGCACAGGATTTGCTGATATATATCAGCCCAATAAGTTTTTAACAGTGTCTGGATTAAGTAGTTTACCAACACCAGGCGCCGCAATTACAATTGCCAGTAATGCAACTCAATATAGAATTGTTCTTATTACAGACCTGGGCACTGGAACTGCTAAGTTTCAAATTAGTCCACCGCTAACTATTTCATCAGCACCAGATCACGGTCAATCTATTAGTATTCGTCAACGATACAGCCAGTGTCGTATTACCGGCCACGACTTCTTGTTAATTGGTACAGGTAATTTTACAGTTACTAACTATCCAAATACTGATATTACCACAGCAACACCATATACACAAATTGCTGAAAATAATGGCGGCCGAGTATTCCAAACATCAACAGACCAAGATGGTAATTTTAAAGTTGGTAACTTGTTTGCGGTTCAACAGGCATCTGGTATTGTTACAATTAGTGCAGATCAATTGAGTCTAGAAGGACTACAAACATTGTCACTTGGCGGATTTAGTCTTGGTACAAATGCCGTGGTAGTTACACAATTTAGCACAGACACATATTTTACACAAAACAGTGATACTATTGTTCCGACACAACGAGCAATTAAAACTTACATTGGTAGGAACATTGCTGGCGGCGGCTCTAATGCGCAAGCAGGAGCAGTTGTAGCTGGTACATTTGGAGTTGGCGGCCCTAACAGAATTTATTCGTCAACACAGACCCAGCTATTTGTAAGAAATTCTATGAGATTAACCAAGGGTATTAACGGAACCATGCTGGCAAAATCATTTTTTGCACACGGATTTGCTGTTGGCGGCAGCGATGCAGGAAAGTAAAAAAGCAATAACAACAAATGAATAAATACATTATAATGAAAATCGGAGTATTGAATGGCTGAATTTAAACTAGGTAGAATCCGCTTTATTTGGAAGAATAATTGGGCTACAGGCGTTACATACGTCAAAGACGACATCGTTAGAAACGGTGGAAAAACTTATGTTTGTATACTCGGACATACTGCCGATACTAGTTTTTACACCGATCTAAATAATATTCCAACACGTTGGAATCAAGTATCTGACGGTTCGGAATGGAAGGGCGACTGGGCCACTAGTCAATATTATAAAGTCAGTGATCTTGTAAAGTTTGGCGGAAGATTATATCTATGTAACACTGGCCATACAAGTAATGCATCTGCAACGTCAGGCACTAGTCCTGAGACTACTGCTGGCCTTGAAGCTGACCAAGCAAAATGGGATCTTTATGCAACCAGTTTTGACTGGAAAGGCAACTGGTCAACTGCTACTCGATATAAAACTAACGATGTAGTGCGTTATGGCGCAATATCATACGTATGTAATACTGGCCACACTTCATCAGCAACTGCCAATTCTGACTCTGACGGCCTAGAACAAGATTTAAGCAAGTGGGATACCTATGCCAAAGGCTTTGACTGGATTGGTAACTGGGCCACTAGCACACGTTACAAACGAAATGACGTTGTATTATACGGCGGCACAAGTTATGTTTGTAATACTGGACATCAATCAGCATCAACCGCAACCAATGGCTTAGAACTAGATCAAAGTTTATGGGATTACTTCCATAAAGGTATTGAGTTTAAAGGAACATGGAGCGGAACCACTGTTCGTTATAAAACTAACGATATAGTCAAGTACGGTGCTGACCTTTGGATTTGTACTTTAAATCACACTAGTTCAACCACATTCTCAGATGCAACTAACTGGTCGTTGTTTGTAGGCGGCCTAGAATATGAGAACAGCTGGGATTCAGCTGGCATTTACCAGCCAGGCGATATTGTATCATACGGCGGATACGCTTATGTTGCAACAACAAATAACACTAACAAAATTCCAACAAGCAATCTTAGTGATTGGGACTTGTTCACCACTGGATTTAACTTTCATGGTGACTGGGTAGGCGCACATGATTATCGTGTAGGCGATGTATTACGTTTAAACGGATACACATACGTAGCATTATTAGATCACACATCAGATGTACTAACAAATATCCCCCCAAATCTTACTTATTGGTCAAGATTAAACAGTGGTGTTAAGTGGGCCGCAAC